CTGCTGGTATGGTGCTTGCAAATAGCTATGGTCTGAGTGTGGTAAGAAACTAATCCCTGATATTTCATCAAAGTGTTTATATACCCAAGCTCCTACCTCTAGCCATTCATGTTCTCTAACGTTAATCGTTACAGAAGGTTTATGATGACACCAATGCCTTTGGTATATTAACCACGTCTCAAGTTCTTCAAGAGCTCGTCTATCGTCTCGTGTAATGCTACCTCTAGGACTTTTAATAGGAAAGCTAAAGACTGCGGTGCTGTCAGGACGATATGCTTCATCTTCGCAAGAGACTCCTTTCCCCTTGAGGAACTCATAAAGAGCATCTTTCTTATCAATTCTAACAGTACGAATGTAATAATCACTATGTCTACTATGAATACCACTAGCGGAGTCAACAAGCTGACTAACAGTACCACTTGGCTTAACACAAGTAATACTAGCAGACTCCTGAACGTCAAGAAGCTTGGCGTATTTTTTGTTTGTTTTTCTTGCTTCATCCCTTAGCTCCTCTAAAAATTTGGGGTCTGGATTAGCCATCATCTTATTATCCATAATCCCAGTTAATGAAACACCTAACAACCTTTCCTCTTCTGTATTCTTTAGCCATTCTGCTGACAAGAATTGAAACTTAGTTAAGGTAGATTGAAAAGTACCCAGTATAGTTGCTAACCTTACTTTTTCTGTTAACGCTTCTTTTGTATCCTCAGCTCTTACTACACACTCTGTGAGGTTACACATCTGGCCCGTAGGACGTAGTATAATCTCACTACAAGGGTTTGTGCCATAACTAAGGCTAGGGTCTCGTCCTTGCTTCTCTGCTTGCTTCTGAGATGCTACCCTGTTAAAGATACCACGCTCACCTGACTTAGATTTGACTAACGATAGCCACTCTTCCATGAAGACCTCCATATCAGGTTTCTCGGTGTAAGCAACACTGTTATTTGCTAGTCCACGCCAGGGGTATTCGTTGTACCAAGCACCTATTTTAGCCTCCCTCATGCGCTTATCTGTAAGATTTGATAGGGAGATAAGGGCAGAACGTCTAACGCCTCCTACGACCACTATTTCACCAATCATACATACAATGTCATGTACCTCAATAGAGTTTAGCTTACGTCCTCTGGCATTAATGAATGACTCAGTAACAAAGTCAAACAACCTCTTTAATGGCTCAGGCCCTGATGCTCTACCTCCAAATGTTTTAAGTCTAGCACCTGCTGGTCTAACACGAGAGTAGTCAATGGTCGGTATGTCTCCTTCCCATAAACTAGATAGAAGTTTTTTAAACGCCTTCGCCCACCCCAACTTGCTGTCGCCAACATAGATAATATCGTCACAACTATTAATGCTTTCTGGTAGCTTAGGTAGCTTATCAATCTCTTGCCTCTCACAACTAAATCCAACTCCTGTTCCGTTCATTAATATGTATAGTATTTCTGAGAATACTCTCTTATGGCTTACTGCAATGTAAGCACAATTATAAGCAGATATGTTATCACGTTCACAGGCCTCACCTGCTGTCATTAATAACCTCATACTTGGCATTACTTCTAAGTTTAATACAGCATCATGTATCTTATCTATGTCCTTGCCTAATGCTGGTTGATGTTTACGGATAAAGTCAGTTAGCCTAGTAACTGTCTCATCCCAATTTTCCCTACGTTTTAGTTCTGGTATGTATCTAGCGTAACGTGATACATGAATGAATCTTTGATAGTTGTCCATTTAGTCTCCTTTCGTTTATGATAAATCAGCTATATAAGATTTATAGCGACCATTTTTTTCTTTCTTCCAGCCTTCCACAAGTAGAACCCAGTCTGCATCTCTTAAATGAGGTGTAGCTTCTGCATCTTCTATCTTGCGTATCCTGGCGTTCATGTTGCTGTACGATGTTACTTGTATGGCGTGTGTCTCTCCAGTAATAGATATACCTAATATATCAAAATTCCAGAGGTCTTGGCGTATTCTAGCAAACGGATTCCATTTCTCTACAATCTGTACTAATTTATAGTCACCACTTTCTTTCATTCTTTTAAGTGTGCGCTGTGTTGGAGATGTTTTAGCCATTATGCATCTCCAATGTCGTCAACAAATCTGTCAGGGTCGTTAGCTTTAGGTAGCTCATTACCATACCCATCTTCCTTAATGACATCTTCTTTGCGCTTTACTATATTCCCTTTAACCTTTTCAAAGTCATCTTCATTAGGATGTCCAGCAAAGATAGCGTTCCATGCCTGCTCCATTTGCTCGTCAGTTATTTCTTGTGGTCTACGTCCGCTTCCTTTACCCATTATTGTACCTCCGTAAATTTAGGTTTCTGAACTCCTACGAATCCGCAGGACTGTTTATCTGTTGGCTCAAAGTCAAATGATGAATCACTGTTATGGCCAATAGGCATATATAATCTGTCCTCCGCTTGGCACATCATGATTTTAGCATCAGTGCAATTGTCATTGTAATAATTCATAGCATGGTCGCAGTTTACAAAATTAGATACGTATACTAAATCATCGTAGCTATCTGTGTAACTTACAGCCATTACAAAATTGCCTACCCCCACCTTGCTACCTTTTTCTTGTGCTAATACACCTAATGCAAATACCCCGTAAAATACTATCAGCAATAATACAATGACAAGCTGAAGTATAGTGGTTGTTGCTATGTTGCATAACCCTTTATATTTTCTTTTCACGACTTACCTCCTTTAGTATGTTAATGTAATGAATAGCTTTATCTAAGTCTTCAATACCATTTTTTTGCTCATAACGTACAACGTATTTTATAATGTTTCCCTGTATATAAGATAGTTTGTTTTTAGTTATGAACTCCAAAGGTTGAATGGCATAGTCTTGGTAATGACTGCCAGCAACCTGTTTATCTAACTCACTCATTAAAAATTTCCTCCTTCATTCTTTGATGTAATTCACGTTGAGTTCCATACCTTTCCTCCCAAATCTTTTTACCTATAGTATGAATACCCATACGCCCCTGGTGATGGTAGTGACACAATGGTATCATCTCTTCATCCTTCATACCCATGCCAGTGTTATCCCTGATATGATGAATGTTACAAGGAGGCAGGTCATCCACCCCCTCGTACCACCTACATACCACACAACCAAACTCTACCATCTTTTGCATTTTAAGCTTGTCTGCTTTTTTCATTAGATAATCCTACCTATCCATTTATGATTTTTAATAACCATTGGATGAAGCTTAGGTTGACCATCTACAATCACTAACGATGACATAACAAACCTATCCTTAAAGTTCTTAGCATACTCAAATGCTAAAGACTGTTGGTTAGTTAAGCATCCAGTCTGAGCACCCCAAACAAGTTTGTCAGGATTGCTGTAATACTGAATACTAGACTTACTATGGTAATGGCCCTGGACTGTATTGATACCCATTCGCTGTGCCACTTGTAGGACATTTGCTGACATACCATGAGTAAAGAAACATCTCTCACCATCAGACAAATTAATCGTTAGGTCATTAACCCATTTCCATCCCTTACCTACCTCCAGAAAGTCGTTATAAGATTTTAAGAAACCCTTTGGCAAACCATGCTTCAATGCTCTTCTAAAGACCAAGCTACTATGGTTACTATCTACTAAGGTCATCTTTGGAAAAATCTTTTCTAGCTTATGTATCTCAGCCTTAGCTAATTCTAACTCATCACCTGCACTTGGCAAGTCAGGATTAGAATCATGCATTGAGATAGCATGGCAATCAATTTCATCACCTATGTTTACCACCAAGTCAAAGCCTTTGTAATGTTTCTTTAAAGCTTCTAAGAATGGTATAGCACTACGATGTTGGAAGGGACAATGCATGTCCCCAATTACCAACACCTTTTTGTAACCAGCCATTAAGACTCGTCCCTGTTTAGTCTATACTTATATAGGCCATTGCTAATATGCTCTCTATCTACAGTAAATCCACCGAACCTTTCCTTCCTAAGATTTCTAATACCAGCAGATGCTGATGCTTCAGGAGCTCCAGTAATTTCTGATACTTCTTTTAATGTATACCACATGCCATTACTCATGCAATCATATATTCTTTGCATCTGGCCTGTTAGTCTGTGTGAGTCTCTTTTGTGGTCATAAGCTTCTCCATCAAAAAATTCATTGTTATACTTAATCATAATTTCCTCCATTTAAATTAAAACCTAACGTTGATGCAAAACGCTCAACCTTAGATAGATAGTCTACAAACTCTTTAATGTTAAGCTTTGATGTTGATGGTATAACCACCATCTCATCACCTAACATTTCTTGCTTATAGGATAAAAATTTATACTTCATAAGCTCATGCATCTCACCTTCATCATATCCAAGATATGAGCCAAGCTCCTGGATAATCTTCCAATACCTACGATTTTGCTGGACACTTCTATTAAAGGCAAAAGGTTTAACTTCTACCTCCCAAGCTTGTGATAAGTCTAACTCACCAATCTGCTTTCTGACGTGTTCCAACTCCTCTTCGGATGTCACCTTGAATCTTTTCATAACCTTTGCTCCTAAAAATTTTACCTTCTTTAGATGTAGCTTTAAACTCTACATCATCCCCAAACGTTTTCTTTACTTCCTTAATAAAGTCTTTAATCATCATGATAACCACTCCGTATACTGAAAGGTGTCAGGTTTAAAATCAAACGCCCATCTACCTTCTAAACCTTTACCATGCCTTTGTTTAACTAAGTGTACTGTACAAGGCGGTTGGTCGCATACAGGGTTGTCATAGTCTTGGTCTAATATAGCCTCTTCTTTAGCTTTATTACGATGAACAGAAAATACATTATCTACCATGTTAGTTATATTTGCACTTCCTGCAACATCAAACTTTCTCGCATGGTCAAAATCAGATGCTGTTTTTTTACTGTGAGCAACTAAGAATATATGTATATCTAAATCCCTGGATGCTACAGCAAGTTTATTAGCAAATGCTTTTTGCCCGTTAAGGTCATCTTCACCTATACCACACTTCATTAATGAATCAACTACCATAATCTTTACCCCAAGCTTTTCAGCACAGTAGTAAATTACTTCTAATACTTTTTTTGTTGATGTCTCACCCTCTGGGTCATACAAGTACATGTTATGTTCTAACTTACTCAAAAAATCTTTAATGTAAGTTAGGCTAGGTAATGGCTCGCCTGTCTGTTGACACATCCTACCTAGTGTAGCTTTAGGCAACATCTCAAAAGAAGCAATCATAGTCTTTTCTTTTTTCAGTAACCCTAATATGCATTGGTTAAGCCATGCTGATTTACCATGACCTGAATAACCAGTGACTACACTTATCTCACCCATCCTTACTTTAAAGTCTTTATCGGTGTTAATAAAAGGTAAAGATATTCCACCCATCAAGTCTGTAGAAAAGTATTGCTCTACAGCATCAACATATTCAGATGGCCTTTTAATTTTAAGATGCTCACCTGTATCTCTTGTTTCCATATAACCAGAAATTTCTTTATCGGTTATAAGTATATCTTCTAGCGTTTGTGACACCATATTTTTCTCCAAATTGGTGGAGTGGGAGGGAGTTGCACCCTCGTCCAGTCTGCGAATTTAATTTTACAGCCTGTCAAAACTAATACCACCCCTATTTACATTTACTGTATGCATCTCTAACATTACCTACAGCTTTTAATAATCTGTCATGGTCTTTATCGTTAAGTGGTTTACCATTTCTGATATCTACACTAGATAAGCCAATAATTAATACTTCATCTCTAATCATCTTCAATACTGCAAAAGGATTAAACTTATGTTTCTCTGCCTGATACAATTTATTATCAGGGAGTATGTCTTTCCATTCCAGTCCTGCACTCTCTAATATTGTTTTAACATCACAGCCAGCAAAGCAGTTAAGTAATATTCTATCACCATCTCCTTGCTTAATTCCTAGTGATGCACTCTTATCTTCATGAGCTGGGCAACGGCATGAATATTGGCCGTTACCTGTCTCACGAACTCCATCAAAGTGGTTCAAGACCTCTTGGATTAGAATGGTACGTCAGCTCCTTCTACTGATGCGTTATTAGTTCCAGAATTGTCTTGTGGTTCTGAGATTCTACCGCTTAGGAATTTTAATCCAGACTTAGATTCTCTTATCCAGCAAGCCATACGCATTTCTTTACCACCTTCTAATGTAACAGTCCCTGTGTAATCAGGTCTTGATTCATTATCACCCTTGTCGTTTTTAAATAGTGCAAACGAGTTAGTGTTGTCATACTGTTCAGCCATCTTTATTACCTCCTTTTTTAATGTCATTAATTAAACCTTCTACTTCTATATCAAATTCTCTAACAGCTTTCTCTACCTCGGCTATCAGCTCATCATCTTTCTCAACCTTAACAACCTTAAGTCTAAGCTCAGGTGGAAAGTCAGGATGGTAAGAACAGAAATATCCGTAGTCGCTTTCTGTGCAAGCTATTTGCCATTGTACCTGGTACTGGTATCGCTTGTCCATAGTTTTTGACAATAGATTTTTAGCATGAGTAATATGCGTAGGACATTTAATCTCCAGTATAGCATTTTCCCCTCTAAGTAATCCATCAGGACTTGCACTTGTATTTACAATTTCAGGATGGTCAAAGCTACCACAGAGGGCAACTTCTTTTCCTGTCATTGCTTCAAACAAAGTACGGGCATCAGGCTCTCGCTCAACGCCATCGTGCATAGCTTGGTTCATGAAATTAGGACTGGCAGATTTACCAGTTATCCTTTCAATAGCAAGCTCCATTCTGAGTCTAGTTTTATATGTTGACTCCCCATATTTTGTTTTCTTCATTAGGTCAGATAATTTACTCGCAGTAATTTTTCCGTTACGAACTTTATGCCACTGCTCCGACCCCTGGACTAATTGCTCATTACTCATAAAAAGTCCTCCTGTTGTTTAACTGCATTACCTACTTCCTCGGCTGATGCTATGCTTGCATCTATACCAATTCCATAGACTCCTAATGCTCTTCCTATAGCAGATGTCTCACAGTTCTCAATGTAAGATGTCTTGTTGATAAATGAGCTTGCTTCTTTTTCATAAGCATGTCCTGTTGCTACTAGAACGCCCTCAACCATAATCTTAGCCTGGAACATTACCTGGCCATCTGCGTTAGCCATAATCTGAGTAAGAATTTGTCCGTTAGGATGTTGCTTCCTAAACTCTTTAATTCTCTCGTTAACCATGATGTACTGCTTACCTTTTATATCTACTGATTTCATAATATCTCCTTTAGTTAGTGTAATGAATTTTCTTAACTTCTTTATTGTTTACCTCATCTTCCCATCTTGCTCCATTCAGCCACGTAGTAGGTAATGGTATAAATCTTCCATCTTCTTTCTTCCATTGCTCTGAATTTTTTTGCGCCTTTAAAGCTTTTAATACCTTTTGTAAGTCAGGTTTATTATTTGCCCAGGCCTTCATAGCTTTTTGCTTATCTTTTTTATTTGGATAAGCTTTCCAAAAATCATCAAAGCCATTTATTTTTGTATCATTATTCCACCTGCTTTCTATACCCTCTTTCTTTTTAAGGTTGGTTGAGTTCATTTTAATTAACTCAATGTCAATTCTTTTATGTCTCCATATAACAATTCTTTCGTTTTCAGGGTCAACCTCTTCCTGAAAATATCTGTGTAGAATTTTATCTAATATTTTATAATCAGTTCCAAACTCTTCAGCTTTTAATTCCCAATTATAATCATTATCTTCCCACCTAAAAGGTTTCTCTTGTAAGTAATATTGCCATACTAATTTTGTATATACAGCAAGTTCCTCGTTAGGTAAAAAATGTGTATCGGCTAAAAAATCACCAATATTATGTTTGTAGTATCTCAAAATAATGCTCCTTTTTAAATGTAATTAACTGTTATTATTATATATATAATAACCCATAACCCACTACCCAGTATCTATTTGATATGTATAAAACACTGAATAGCTTACTACCACTACTTCCTAACGATTATTTGCTACTAAAACCATCGTTAGAAAGGTAGTATATTTATTGCACGATTACTGCTTAGTTCTATTAGATATATCAACCTTATCTTTTACCCAGGCGTTGATAATTTCCTCATGCTCTTTGTCTAACAAAAACATAACAGTTTCAATTCCTAACGAATCAATCAATATCTCAAACTGCATTAAAACTTCATGAGACCATTGAGCTTCTTCTTCAGGCATCTCTGTTGACTCTTGCTCTACATAATCAACCTCTAATTCTTCTGACATTTTAATCCCTCCTATACCACTAATATGTAATTAACATTTATGCTTGTAAGTGGCTGATTACAAACACGAATAAATTGACTTTTTCTACTTCGTTTTTTTAGTAACATCCAGTGTTAGTACAGATAATTAATTCATCATCATAAATGAATGTTGGTGAGCCATCGTCTTTTGGTACAACATAATATTCAGCTTCACCATCCTTAATAACAATACCAGAATCCTCTGCACCAAAGATATTTACTAACGAACCATCCTCTTTATAAAAAGATTCATACTCATCGGCTTTGGCCTGGTTAACCATATTTCTTGCAAATACAAAAACTAACACTACTGCAAATAATGCAGTTAAAGGTTTTTTAATCATTTTCACTTTCCTCCCCATCATAATTGGAAGAGCTTACAGGCGTTCTTCCTTGAGCCTTCATACCATAAGTTTCATCACCAACTACATAATCAAACTGGTCTCCATAAAAGTATAGAGGCTCAGAAACCCAAGAAGTTCCTACTCGTTTAGCATTATTCCATGTTTCATCTTTACCTTTTTTAGATTTATGCATAACCTCAGACTCTAATACTTGA